TCAGCCCTTGGCCTTGAAAAGCGCCTTGCCAATCGGCTGGGTTGCCCGTACCCGGCCAAAAATAGTCATGATCGTTCCGACCAAGGTGCCGACTGCTTGGATGGCGCCGACCACCTGCTGCCCGGCGTTCTGGACGAGATCTCCCGAGATGTCGATGCCTGTGACCGGAGCCAGCGCAGGCACGACTGTCGAAAGGATGGTCACGATGGTGCCCCAGATGGTGATGGAATGGCCCCACCATTTTCCGTTGGCCTGGGTCGAGGACGTGGCTGTCATATCTGGATCTCCTTTGCTGTTGGGGGATGGGATGGTGTCGATCTCGGATCCGAGCGTTCGCGCGAGCTTCAGAGTTGCATCGACGCGCCGCAGCCACCCACGGCCGAAGCGCCAGAAGTGCGGCAGTGCGCGGTAGCGGCGCTCGCGGATGGCGGCGTAGGACGCGAGCGCTTCTGCGACGGAGGCCGCGGCAACGGCGGCTCTCGTCTCCGGTCCGATCTCGCCGTCGACGCTCGCGCCCACGGCTTCCTGCAAAACGCGGATGGCCGCGCCCACACCGTGGTTCACGGCAGCGTCGAAATGCATGAGCGCGAGCGGCCCGGGCAGCTCGGCGCAGTGGGCGAGATCCCAATAGCGGCGACGGTAGATTTCGCTCACGGTCTCGCGGTCGATGGCCTTGAGATCGCGGATGAGGGCCTCACGATTGGCCGTCGTGATGGCCACCTTGCGCCACGCCGCGAAGACGCCGAGCGTGATACCCTGGTTCGTAGGCCCGCCAGGGTCGTGAGGATCGTCTGTAAATCCGCCCTCCATTGCGAGGACATGGATCAGTGCGCGATCGAAGACGGGCGCCTGCCCTTCGCGCTCTGCGGGCCAGCGTACTGCGAGCAACCGGCTCTTGGGATAGCGGGTGACGGATACGGCGTTGCCCTGATTTCCACCGAGCAATACGACCGCGTCCTCGGTCTCACCGAGCCAGAAGCCGACGTGTCCCTCGGACGCATTCGATCCACGCGAGAAGACTGCAATGGCGCCCGTGCGGGGCTTTTCGAGCGCCGCACCCCACTTCAAATAGGAGCGGGCGAGCAACGACCGCGTCGATCGGATCCCCACGCGTTCGAGGCATGCGCCGCAGAACGCCGCGCACCATGCGATCTCGTCGCGCGCGATATCCGGGTGCCCCGCGTCGCGAAAGAACGCGAGAATGCGCGCGTTCTCCTTCGTGCCCGCGCGCTCGGATTGGCCGAACTCGCGCCAGGCTTCCTCGAGCCAGCGTGCTTCTTCCATCATGTCCTCGATGCTTTGGGGGTCAGACGACCGCGGCTTTCGGCGTCCCGCGTCCGCGCGTCGCGCTCATCTGGTAGACGGCGACGGAGAGCGCGCTCTGCGCTGCTCCGAAATCCGCCACCTGCTCGGCTGTGGAATAGACACAGCTCTGCGCTGTCGCCGTGATCGTGCGCTTCACGGTCGATCCGCTCAGCACGTCGATCTCATAGCGCTCGCTCTCCTCGGCGAGCGGAACCTCGGCGGCATCCCAGCTGTCGCCCCCGACGCGGGTGCGACGCTTCCACGATATCGTGATGTCTCCGCCGCCCGTGCGTGCGCCCCGTACGTGCGCGGGCGAGAGCGGCATCAGGCCCCGTCCCGTGAACGTGTGGATCTCGGTGGCGTAGGACCGATCCGCGATGTCGCGATTGGCGGGGCCGAACCTCCAATAGAGCGGCGCACCAATCTCACCGGCCGTCAGATCTACGCGCGCGATCTCGCCGCCCAGCAGCACGAATGTCGCCCCGGCAGGCAGTGCGTTCCGCATCTCGCGCTCGGTGCCGCCCTGCCCTCGCAGCAGGTTCGAAAGCTCGTAGGTCGCCTCTCCCACCAGCGTGGCCGTCTCGAACTGAAAGACCTCCCAGCCTCCGGCTTCGTTGCGGATGGCAGCTGCGTTGCGGCCCGCGAGCATCTGCAGCCGGGTGACGGACGCCAGCTCGCCGCTCGACAGGCGCACGCTGAGGCGCGCCCCGCGATCGACGACAGCGATCGGACCGGAGGGCAGCGGGTGCAGTGTCTCACCCATGATCGCCGGCGCGCTTGCGAGCGCGCGAAGAGCGTATCCGGCGTCCTCGGGAGAAGAAAAGAGCGCTACGCCGCCCGGCCACGGGCTCTGAAAAGCTGCCGCATATCCCGCTTCCGCCGGCTCATCGCCGCGCAAAAGCGGCAGATCCAGAAACTCGACGTGCGGCACACCGTCGAAAACCGTTTCGCCTCCGCCGATATCACGGGGACGCGCGGCGGCGCCCGCATAGATCTCCGGGTCGATGCTGCGCCCCTCGATCTCACGAACGCCCCGCTCGCCGATCTCGGTGACGCGTACCAGCATCGTGGTTCCGTCCTTCACGACGGACACTATGTCTCCGGGTTCGATATCGATGGCGCTCGGCGGGAGCTTGAAGAGCGCTCGCTCGCGCGAGGCCCAGGTCTCGAACAGCCAGGCGTCCGCGATCTGCGACGCGCTTTCGTGCTCGAGCACAATCGGCAGCTCGGCCCGCGCGACTCGACCACTCGCGCCCGTCAGCCGCCGCGCCTCGGAGACCGCCTGGCGATAGTCGCCGGTCGCCGCAATGTGGCTCACCTTCGCGGAGGCGGGAAGGTCGGTCTCCTGCGAGCGCGTGAGCGTCAACAGTGCATCCCCCGCCCGCTCCTCCACCAGCTCGCTCTCCGTCACGGAGAGAACGGGCGGCTCGGCGCCGCGATGGCGGAACAGGATGCGCCCCTCGCTCTCCAGGCTGTCGAAGAAGTACGCGAGCTCCAGCGGCTGCAGCGCATCACGCGGCGACATCAACCGGTCGATGACATAGCCGGGAACCACGCCCGCGAGACGGCTCGCATCGTGACCCGTGATGCCGTAATCCGCGAGGATCGCGTCGACCAGCTCCGGCAGCGGCGCCACCGAGAAGCGGCCGTTCAGCCAATGGCCGAAGCGCCAGTTATCGCCGTCTCCCCACACGTCCGTGTTGTAGGGGAATGCCGGAAACGGGCGCGCATCCCAGCAGTACACGTGGATACGCGAGAGATCGACCATGCGCTGGCCGGTCACGGACGAGACCGGGTTCTGCCCGCTCACATAGCCTTCGCTCGCAGGATCGAACGTATCGATGAGCGCTTTCAGGAAGCGACGCTGTATAAGGTCATCCCGCGCGCCACGAGAGAAATATGGAAACGCGGATTCCGCGCTCTTCGGATCGACGAACACGTTGGGCTGGTTTGCCCCCTTATCGACGGCGGGACAGCCGATCTCCATGAACCAGAAGGGCTTTGATTGCGGCACCCAGGCCGTCGGGGATCCGCTCGGCACACCTCCCGGGCGATTGAAATGCTGGTTCTGCCACCACGACTTGATATCCTTGTAACGGAATACCCAGGGCGCACCGTCGCCGTCGGTCAAGGGCGAGCGGATCTGAGCCTCGCGATCGGCGTCGCTCGCATAGTACCAGTCGAACCCTTCACCGCCTTGCACGTTGGCGCGCAGGTAGTCCTCGTCGTAGATCGAGCGCGTGCCTGCAACGTAGTCGAGGTGGCTCGTTCCATCACGCCAATCGGACAAGGGCCAATAGAGATCGATGCCGATGGCGTCGATCGCGGAAGAGGCCCACAAGGGATCGAGGTGAAAGTAGACGTCACCCGATCCATCGCCCGGCTGGTGGCCGAAATATTCTGACCAATCGGCGGCGTAGAGCACCTTCGTCCCGGATCCCAGGACGCTCTTCACATCGGCCGCCAAAGCCACGAGGGCAGCGACGAATGGATAGGTGGAGGCCGCGCTCCGCACCTGCGTAAGCCCGCGCAGCTCCGTGCCGATCACAAACGCATCGACCCCGCCCGCGGCCTTGGCGAGGAAGGCGTGGTGCAGAACCATCCGGCGGAAGGACCATTCGGCGGGTCCGGAATAGACGACACTCCCGCCGGAGATGGAGAAGTGGGCTATCGACGCCGTTCCAACGAATGAGGCGATCTGGCTCGCGGCCGTCGCGGTTTTGTCGGGCGTGCCCGGCCGCCCCGGCGCCGGGCTGCACGTGATGCGTCCGCGCCAGGGATAGGACGGCTGTGACGCGGCGGCGCTGTGGGGATCGGGCAAGGCGTTGCCGTCCGGCACGTCCATGAGAATGAAGGGCGTCAGCACCACGCTCATGCCGCGCGCCTTGAGATCCTGGATGGCCTCGATCACCGAGGCATCGGAGGGCGTACCTCCATACGCCGGGCGCTCGTCCTTGGTGCTGACGAGATGCGCGGCGTTGCGCGCGAGTCCAGCCACGCTCCATGTCATCGGCGTCGTGCTCTTCGTCGTGGTCTCGACGCCCGGCTTGATCTCGCAGTGTCCAGCGCGGAGGTCGGTTCCGAACCAGCTCACGACCAGCGAAACGGAGGTCGCGTTCGGCAGCGTCGCCTGAAGCTGGTCGACGGCCACGGACCAATCCGTCCCGCCCTGCCTGGTGTGGACGTTCTCGGCCTCCGACACGCCGCGGCCGAGCTGCTTGCTCACCGTGTTGGGGGCGTACACGAACTCGCCCGAGCCCGGAATGAGGACAATCCCCTTGATCTCCTCTCCGAAGGGCTCGACCGCGCGGTGCACCTCGAAGGAGAGCTGGGGAATGCGGTTGCCGTAGTCCGCCAGCGCCATATCCTCGAACACGATGTAGGCAATACCCCGATAGGCCGGCGCGAGACCCGCGCCCTCTATGGCGAGGCTGGTCGGGTCGGGGAGCTGTGCTTCCGTTCCCAGGTAAACGCGATGGCGGACCTGCGCGAGGTCTAGCTCAGCGCCATCCACCCAGACGCGCCCGATGCCATTGATGGGCCCCTCGGCGAGCGCGACGGCGAAGCTCGCGGAGTAGCGGTATTCCACCGTCTGCGTGACGGGCGTGCTGGGGGCGGCCCCTTTCGAACTCCCTCCGGAGCGCGAGGTGATGACGCGCTCGCGAATTTCATCCGCCCAGATGATCTGTCCGCCGAGGCGCGCGCGGCCATAGAGGCGCGGAATGGGTGCGCCTTCGGTGGACGCGGTGATGTGCAGGTCGGAAAGGCGGGGTCCCTCGACCGTGCGGCGCTGCCCGGAGCTTCCGAACAGCGCATTGTCGATATAGGAGCCCGCGAACGCGCCGATCTGGCTGCCGATAGCGGCGCCGGACAGCGTGAGTCCGAGCATGGAGACGCCGGTCGGCAAAAGCGCGCTACCTGCAGCGGCTCCTGCAACGGCGAGGGCAAGCGTGGCCATCAGCGAAAGGTCCCTGGAAACGAGAAGACGGCGGCGAGACGGCGGCGCCACCAGCCGCCGAACGGAATCTCGGCAACAAGCCGGTCCTCGGTCGCGTGGATCATGGTTTGAGGCGTCGCCAGCAGGGCTGCATGCTTGGCGACGGCGCCCGGTCTCATTCGAAAAATGAGAATGTCGCCCGGTTTTGGATGCGCTGTGTCACCCAGCACGAGATGGCGGGTCGCCGCGCCGATCAGCGTTTCCTCCCCGCTCACCTCGCCCCAATCGCGCGAGTATCCAGGCGGCTCTTCCGCATCGCGCCCGTAAAGGTCCCGCCACACGCCGCGGACGAGCCCCAGACAATCGGCGCCTACGCCTTTCAAACTTGCCTGATGGTGATAGGGCGTGCCGATCCACGCACGTGCTGCGGCCACCACCGCCTCCGCGCTGTGACGGGCGGATACCTGTTCCTGCGTCATGCCCGCACCTCAGCGCGATTTGGAGCCGGGGCGGCTTACCGACGTCAGGAAATCGTTCCCCGGCATATGCGGAAAGCCGCGAAAGTTGGCGACGTTGGAAAATTTGCTGCGGCAGGTGGCGACGCGTTTGTCGCATCCTGCGGTGATCGTGAAAGTCTGTCCGGGGATCAAAGGAAGCCGCGCGGCGCTCCACAACTCGATCGTCACAACCTCTCCCGCCTTTACGTGCTGCTTCACTTCCACGGATTGGCCCGAAGCGGCGCCGGACGTGAAGGTGACGAGGCCGTGCGTGAACCAGGACGAGGCGAACGCAGTAAGACCGCTCGCCGTAAAGCGCCTCGGGCTCGCGATGCCCGAGAGCGCGCCGTTGCCGCGAAAGGCGGGATCGGCGAGCGCGATCTTGCAACGCGCATCGCCCAGATCGGCATCGCAGGCGTATTGAAACAGGCGCCCTTTCGTCTCCTGAAGCGCGTGCGCCAAACCCCGCACCTCCGCCGCGAACGCGATGCCGCTGCGCTTCACCTCGCCGAGATTTCCGCTGCGCATCAGCACACGCTGTCCGGGGTCCACCCAGTTCACGCGAAAGATCTCGACGGCGGCGTTGTCGTAAATCCCCGCTGCCAGATCGGCTTCCGAAAGCCGATCCGACGTCATGGCGCTCGTCACCTCGAGATTGTCGACGCTGAGGCCCACGCTGTCGCGGATCTCGCTCGCCGTCATGCCGGCCGCTGCTTCGAACACGGTACCGTCGAACGCGAGGTCGTGGTCGTGATCGGTGAAGCCCAGGCGCGTACCATCGCGGCGCGTCAAGCGCCAGCACCAGCAGAGCGTCGTTGCGCCGGAGGCGACATGGGCGGCGAGCCCACTCGAAAGCTGCTTCATAGGCGGATCTCGACGATCGGGATATTGGGGATGGCGCCGCTTCGAAAGCCCGACAGATTGACCTCAAGCTTGTCGGTATCGAAGCGGACCGGAACATCGAACTCGAAGCCCGCGCTGACGACCGCGCCCGGTGCGGGTGGCGTGGCGAGCGTCACCACGCCGGTCGTCACATCGACGGTAAAGTGCGTGCCTGGCGTTCTCGCCGCGCCATCGACGGCAACCAGAACGCTTCCTGCCACGGGCTTCCTGATCTCGCGCGTCAAGGGCGCGTAGCCGCCGCCATAGGTCTTGCTCAACTGGAAGCTCGTGGCCGTTCCGTCTCCGAGCCCGATGGCCTGATCGACGGCGGCCGGCGCGCTGCCCGGCGCGCCGGATTTCCAGTCCGCGTGATCGCGCCAGCGGAACCCGTGAAAGCGTCCGCGCCGTTCCTCGAAGAACGCGATAACCTCGTAGAGCGCGTCGATGGATTGCACGCCGTAGCCTGCGTTGTAGCTCCGGCGCGAGGCGGCCCATCGGCTGTTGCGCTCCTCGTAGCCGGAGCCCAGCACGACGACATCCGTGCGCCGCTCGGGACCGCCTTGCGCGCCGCGTGAGATGGCGGTCGGGAAGCGGATTTCATGGAAGGACATGGGAACTCCCGTGGACTAGGCAGCGGGCAGCGGGCAGCAGCACTGAGGCTCGAAATCACGGCTGCCTCTTGCCCGCTGCCTGCTGCCTCAGAGATTGCGTTGGCCGAGAGAGACCGCGCGCGCCAGCATGGCCGCGATCTGCGTCTCCGAACGCCGGAAGCTCTCGGCATCCTGCGCGGTGACGTTGAACGTCACGCTGGTTCCCGCCCCGCCGCGCGCCGCGATGCCGAGACGCCCATCCGGTCCGCGCGAGAGCGGCATGATCGCCTCGGCTCCTCTCTCGCCTGCGATGCCCAGGCGGCCGCCAGCGAGCGGAAACGAGATCGGGCTCTGGATCACCCCTCCGGAGGCGAACGGCACAGGCATGCCCTGCCGAACGACCCCGCCTTTCGCGAACCCTATTCCGCCCGACATCAACCCCGACACGAGATTGCCGAAGCCCTGCTCGAGCGGCTTCAACGCGGCCTTGAGCACGATATCCGAAAGACGCAACGCCAAGGTGCGCAGCACGTCACCGACATTCCGCCCTTTGATGGCGATGCTGTCGAAGGCGCCGACGAGCGCATTCGAGAACTGGCGTCCGAGGCTCGCGGCGTTGCGCAACTCCGCCGAAAGCGCCGACGTGTCGGCGTTGACGGCGACAGTCCAGGTCTCGACCGGCGACGTGAAATCCACCATGGCGACAGCTCCTTTATTTATCGGGATAGCGTTGGGCCAGCTCCGCGAGATCCCTGCGCGATAACGGACGCTCGGAGTGGGCGGAGCCGAAACGACCACGCACGGCGGCGTCCAGCTCGGCGAGCGTCAGGCTCCAGAACGCGCGGGGCTCGAGGCCGAGCAGGCCAAAGCCGATCGCCATCACCTCGTCCCAGGGAAAGGGCCGGGTGCTCCCGCGTCTCCCTCCCCATCGCTCCCGCCGCCCTTTGCGGCGAACGTTGCGGAGAGAAGCCGCGCCACGATATCGACGTAGCCGGCGGCACCTCCTTCGGCACGCATGGCGGCGACGGCCTGGTCGCTGACGTCGAACCCGGCGCCTCTGAGGCCCGCCCCGATGATGCGCTGGCAATCGCGCGCGGAGATGCGGCCCTTCTCGAAGCGCGTCGCGAGCGCCAACATGTCCTCGTCGCCGAAGGTCGCCTCCAGATTGGCGAGCGCGCCGAGCGTGAGGCAGAGCCGATAGGGCTTTCCGTCGAGGACTGCATCGATCTCGCCTCGGTGTCTGTTGGCCAT